CCCCTACTCAAGTGGTGGATACTGTCCTGAAAGAATTTGGGGTAAAAATAACCAGGCAACAGGTTGAACAAAACGATCCAACAAAGGTTAGCAGTAAAGGTCTGGCTAAAAGATGGGTAGATCTTTTCCACTCTACTCGTGAGCGTTTCCAGAATGAGATATCAGACATTCCGATAGCCAATAAAGCTTATCGGTTACGAGTTCTTGACCGCATGGCGGCCAGTACCGAAAAGGTTAAAAACTACGGGATGACCGCTCAGCTCATGGAGCAGGCGGCTAAAGAGGTTGGTGATGCCTATAGCAATAAACAAAAGGTTGAGCACACCAGCCCAGATGGGAGCATGACGCCAAGGCCAACGATAATCAGACTGGTGGGGGTGGAGCCAACTAATGGAAAGTCAGGTTGATCTGCAAATCCCCGCCAAACTTGTTCCTGTTTTCGCGACTGAGGGTATTCGCTACCGAGGCGCTCATGGTGGGCGAGGTTCAGCCAAGACGCGCACGTTTGCACTGATGAGTGCCGTCAAGGCGTATCAGGCTGCTGAAAGCGGTACAAGTGGGGTTATTCTCTGCGCCCGAGAGTTTATGAACTCCCTGGAAGAATCATCCATGGAGGAGGTTAAACAGGCGATCAGATCTGTACCATGGCTGGATGACTACTTCGATATTGGCGAAAAATACATTCGTACCAAGAACCGTAATGTCAGCTATGTTTTCTGCGGACTTCGCCACAACCTCGACAGCATCAAATCAAAAGCGCGAATTTTGGTGGCTTGGGTAGATGAGGCTGAATCGGTATCTGCAACAGCCTGGAAGAAACTCCGGCCAACGGTGCGTGAGCCTGGATCTGAAATTTGGGTGACATGGAACCCGGAGAAAGACGGTAGCGCCACTGATAAACTTTTCAGAAAGAATCCGCCGAAAAGCTCGATGATTGTCGAGATGAACTTTAGCGACAATCCGTGGTTCCCTGAAGTGCTCGAAGAGGAACGACGGGAAGACCTTGAAAACCTCGATTACGCCGATTACGCGTGGATATGGGAAGGGGCTTACCTTGAAAACTCCGATAAGCAGGTACTGGCGAATAAGTATGTTGTCCAAAGCTTTGCTGATGACCTATGGGAACAGGCCGAACGGCTGTTATTCGGCGCGGACTTCGGTTTTGCGAAAGACCCGAGCACGCTTATCCGCATGTTCATTCTCAACAGCAATCTGTACATCGAATACGAGGCTTACGGACACGGTGTCGAGCTGGATGACATGTGGAAGTTTTACGCAGGAATCGATGGTGCGAAGCCTAAGCAGCTTGAAGACTGGAAGGTCACTGACGAGGCGAAATTCCCTGGCATACCTCAGGCGCGGAAATGGCCGATCAAGGCTGACAACTCACGACCTGAAACAATTAGCCACATCAAGGCTCAGGGCTTCAATATTGCCGCCGCTCAGAAATGGGCAGGTAGCGTTGAGGACGGTATAACCTGCCTTCGTGGTTTTAAGCAGATCATCATTCACCCACGTTGTAAAGAAACAGCGAAAGAGGCTCGCCTGTACTCGTACAAGACCGATAGGACTACGGGGGAAGTGCTGCCAGTGATAGAAGATAAGAACAACCACTGCTGGGATGGTGTTCGATATGGATTGGACGGATATATCAAACACAAACCTCAGAGTATGGGAATGATGCTCCCTAAACGCCTCCGGTAATAACTCCACAACGGAATCGACATGAATAAAAACCTCCAGATGGCCGTCAACCACGCGTTGAACGACGCCAGGATTGAGCGTGCCCGCATGGGGATGCTGTCACCAACCATGGGGTTGGACAACAAGCGCGGTTCAGCATGGTGTGAATACGGTTTTCCTGACCAGATCACGTATGACAACCTCTATTCGCTTTATCGCCGTGGTGGCATAGCTCATGGCGCAGTAGAAAAGCTGGTGGGGAAATGCTGGCAAACCAACCCGGAAATTATTGAGGGTGAAAAGTCAGACGAGAAGCGCGCGGTAACCAAGTGGGAGAAAAAACTTAAGCAGGTGTTCACCTATCGGCTCTGGCGATCCTTTGCTGAAGCTGACCGCCGTAGATTGGTAGGCCGTTTTTCTGGTGTATTGCTGCATATAAACGACTCCCGTCAGTGGGATCAGCCTGTACTGAAAGGCAAAGCGCTAAAAAAAATAACAGTGGCATGGGCTGGGGCTTTAAAGGTTGCAGCGTGGGTAACTGATGTAAAAGCCGCAGATTATGGGCAGCCAAAGGAATGGGTGTACACGGAGCGATTACCCAATGGCGGCACTAACAGCCGCAAAGTACATCCAGACCGAATTTTCATTCTTGGCGATTATGCAGAAGACGCAATTGGGTTTCTGGAACCGGCATACAACGCATTTGTGAGCCTAGAAAAGGTGGAGGGCGGTTCTGGCGAGTCATTCCTGAAGAACGCGGCACGTCAGCTCGCGCTCAGCTTTGACAAAGAGATCGACTTTGGCAGTCTCGCGTCAATGTACGGCGTGAGTGTTGACGAGTTGCAGGACAAGTTCAACGAAGCAGCTCGTGAGATGAACCGGGGCAACGACGTCCTGATGAGTCTTCAAGGTGCAACTGTAACCTCTTTGGTTTCCCCGGTTTCTGACCCCAGCGCAACCTATAACGTCAACCTGCAGACGGCCTCTTCCGGTGTTGATATCCCGACGCGGATTCTTGTGGGGAACCAACAGGCAGAGCGATCGAGCACTGAAGACCAGAAGTACATGAACGGACGCTGCCAGAGCCGACGAGGTGATCTGTCATTCGAAATTGAGGACTTTTGCGACAAGCTGATTTATCTCGGCACTATCGACTCAGTAGGCCAAAAAACGGTTATCTGGGATGACCTAAATCAGCAGACGCGAACTGAGCGATTAGCAGACTCAAAAACCATGGCAGAAATAAACAAAGCCATGGTTGAAAGCGGCAATGAATCCCCATTCAGCGGGGCCGAGGTTCGCACTACTGCAGGCTATGAAGTAGAAAATAATGACCCGCTCGGGGAGGTAGAGGATGGTGAAGAAACCGAAACCTCCGATATTGCCGAGTAACATTAAAGATCCTACCGGTGTCGATAAGCTGGAACGTGGTGCCATGCGGGAGTTTGCAAAACGCATGGGGAAGATAGCGAAAGGTTACGTTGACATCCTCAACCGCATTCCTGCTGAACCAGTCGTCAATGAACGCTATACCTTTCGGCTCGATCAGGGGCTTCTCTCGATGCTGCTGCAGAACGGTGAATCGCTGGTGGAAGAAATTCTCCTCGAAGGTGGAGAGTTCAACCTCTGGTTCTTTGGTCGCTATGTCTCTGTGGCATATCAGCGCGGCACCACGCAGGAGTATTACAACCTATCTCAACAATCATCTGCTTATGCTGCCGGACAGCAGGATATCCCAAGCATCCTATTAAGCGAGCCATATCAGCTTCGCCTGATACTGGTTAGGGCGCGTGAGTTCGAAGAGATGAAAGGGCTTAGCGCGCAAGTTAAAAGTAACATGGCACGTATCCTGACTGATGGTATAGCCAGGGGGCTAAATCCCCGTGATGTTGCGAAAAACCTCAATGAGCAAACCGGCATAGAAACACGGCGAGCTAACCGCATCGCCAGAACGGAAATCACCACCGCACTGCGCCGCGCTCGCTGGGATGAAGCCCAGGATGCTGAAGACCGCTACGGAATCAGGACTAGGCTTCTTCATCTTTCAGCCTTAAGCCCAACAACCCGCCGCCATCACGCCTTGAGGCATGCACATCTTTACACCATAGAAGAGGTTCGCGAGTGGTACAGCGTCAACGGCAATGCCATTAATTGCAAATGTACACAGGTAGTCGTGCTGGTGGATGCCACTGGTAATCCGCTATACCCGAACGTTATTGAAATGGCTAAAAAGAGACTTGAGAAGGCGCAAGAGGATGGGATGTTTACCAACCAAAGGCATTGCGGTTGTGGGAAACACAAGGCTGCATAACATTGGGAAAAATTATGAAAGTTCAAGTTAACGTAACCACGAAGGTAAACAACCAGGCGATTCGCCGGGAAACGTACAACGGGAGAGAGCATCTTGTTTTGCCCAGTTATACGCTTCCGGCAAACGTAGTCATGAATGACGGGCTTTATACGGCCAGCGAAATCGACGCTCACTATCAGGGGTTGGAAGGCACGTTGGCACCGTTGGGACACCCACAGCTTAATGGCGCATTCATTTCTGCATTTTCAGCCGAAGGCATCAACCAGGGCCACATTGGAGCCTGGAACCGCAACGTGAAGAAATCCGGTAATCGTATTTACCTGGAAAAATGGGTGGATACACATACCGCCAACCAGAGCGAGGGAGGGCGAGAGCTGCTCGACCGTGTGGCAGCTATTGAGCGTGGTGATGAAGTTCCGCCGATTCACACGAGCGTAGCGGTGTTCCTTGATCAACTGGAGCCAAACGAGCAGCAGAAGTCTACGGGCGCGAAGTGGGTGGCGAAGATTCACGGTATGGACCACGACGCCATTTTACTGCATGAGGTAGGAGCTGCGACGCCGGAGCAGGGTGTTGGCCTGATGGTTAACGCTGATCTCGCTACGCCACTCAAGGCCAATTCTGGCGCGCTGGTGGGTGAGTCCTACCGCGATCGCGAACTCAGGCTAGATCGGGCAGCTAAAGCCCAATTCGCACCAGGTGAAAATGAATATGCGTGGGTGGCTGACTTCACCGATTCGCAAGTTGTAATTATGCGTAACGGAGGCGCTGCGCAGGTTTATGGCTACTCCGCTGATGGCGGGAAAATCACCTTTGATGCCACCGGAACACCGGTAACGCGCCAAGAATCATGGGTGGCTATCGTCGCCAACAAAGTTAAATCCTTATTCACTCCGCAGGGACAACCTGCACAAAACCACCAAACGGAGGGCGACATGCCTTTGACCACTGAAGAGAAACAAGAGCTGATCACCGAAATCGGCAAAGGCCTGGCTGCCAACTTCGCCGATGCGCTTAAACCGATCGCTGACAAAGTTGATGCACTGCAGATCAACCATAACCAACTGGCCGAAACCCTGACCGCCAATTCCCGTGCTGAAGAGAAAACCAAACGTGAAGCGGTGGCTAAGGTTCATGGTGAAGTCGTCGCCAATGCGCTCAAGGGTGACGCACTGGACGTAATGTTTAAGTCTTTGGGCGAAGCAGCTCCGTTAGCAGGTAACTCCGGCCAACAGCAGCAAGAAAGCGGTGCACCTGCTGCTGACGCATATTTCAAATAAGGGGACATCCAATGCCACGTTATCGTCGCGTTAATATCGACGGTCAGTCTCTGTACAAGACCGAAACCCGCACCACTGCCGCAGCACTTCTGCCAGGCACTGCTGCTGTCATCAACGCCAATGATGAGTTTGCTCAGGCAGCGGCGCTTAAAGGCCGCATCTACATCATCGACGTTGCTTATCACCAAGGGCTGAAAATTACGGATGCTGTCCCCGTCGGTGACTCCGCTGTAGGCAACTACGCGGAGGAAGGCCGTGAATTGGCTCTACTGTGCGTACCTGGCGCGTACAAGAAAGACAGCCCGATCAAGCTCGGCGCAAATGGTCAATTCACTTTGGCTACGGCTGACACTGACTCAGTGATCGGCTACAGCCAGGATGAAGCAACCATCGCGGCCAATACCACCGATTTCATCCGCGTGCGTATGCGCGTTGGCACCGTCGCAGCAGCGCCTGCACCGTAAAAAGGAAAATATATGTATTTCTCCAAAGAGACACTGGCTGCAAACAGCCGCCTCGGTGGTCACTGGAATGAGCTGTGGGCGAACCGTAATATTTGGAACGCCACCAACAATTCCATGATTGCTGTAAACCGTGCGCACATGACGCCAGAGATGCTGGCATGTAACGCTGTTGGTGGTTTCGCTCGTGAGTTCTGGGCAGAAGTTGATAACCAGATCCTCCAAATGCGCGATCAGGAAGAAGGGATGGAAATCATCAATGACCTGATGGGCGTTCAAACAGTGCTGCCAGTAGGTAAGACAGCCAAGCTCTATAACGTGGTAGGCGATATTGCTGATGATGTTTCAGTCAGCATTGATGGCCAGGCTCCTTTCTCATTTGATCATACTGAATACGACAGCGATGGTGATCCAATCCCAGTCTTCACCGCAGGCTATGGTGTTAACTGGCGTCATGCGGCAGGCATGAATTCCGTGGGTATTGATCTTGTTCTGGACTCGCAGGCAGCCAAGCTGAAGAAGGTGAACAAACGCCGGGTAGCCTATTACCTGTCTGGTGATTCCAGCATTCAGGTGCAAGGTTATCCAGCTCAAGGTATGAAAAACCACCGCAACTCCAAGAAAATTAATCTTGGTTCAGGCGCGGGTGGTGCGAATATTGATCTCACTACCGCTACACAGGCTCAGTTGATTGAGTTTTACGGGAAAGGCGCATTTGGTATCACAGCACGCGCTAACAAAGTTGCTCAATATGATATCCAGTGGGTGAGCCCTGAAATCTGGGCTAACTATGCTCAGCCCTATGTCGTTAACGGGGTAATTACTGGGACTGTGCTGCAGGCTATCCTGCCATTTGCACCAGTGAAAGAGGTGCGTCCAACGTTTGCACTATCTGGCAACGAATTTATCGCCTATCAGCGCCGTCGTGATGTTATCTCCCCTCTGATTGGTATGGCGCAGGGGGTTATTCCTTTGCCTCGCCCACTGCCTAACGTTAACTACAACTTCCAGATCATGTCTGCTGAAGGTCTGCAAATTACCGCAGATGATCAGGGGCTGTCCGGTGTTGTCTATGGTGCCGTTCTGGCGTAAGGGGTGAGCATGGCTAAGTACGAAGTAATTCGCCCCTGGAATGGCGTAGAGCTGGGGCAGATGCTGGAATTGGAAACTCTCCACCCGGCGCTAAAATCCAACGTTCGTCTGATGCGTGGTGAGGCTGGTGGTGAATTGACACCGGCAACGCCTGATGCTGGCAATGAAGCGAAATCACGCAAAGAGATCATCGCCAAACGCCTGACCGAGCTGGGCATCGAGTTCAAAGGTAACCTTGGTGCTGAAAGGTTGGCCGAGCTTCTGCCTGACGGCGAACTTGAAAATCTCTTCCCCGCTGAATAACAGCCGCCGCTAAGGCGGTTTTTTTATGCCCCGCTTCGGCGGGGTATTTCTTTACAGGAATCAGCCATGGTGACTATTGAAAAGGCCAAAGAATACCTTGAGTCACAGGGTATCACTTTGCCTGATTTCGTCCTGGAGGCTCTGGTGGATCAGGCAAACAGCATTCAGG